TTAGCACAAACAATAGCTGCTTTTACAAATTCATCGTTAAATCCTGCAATAGTTCTTAAAGAATTTGCAAAAATTCTTGCACGCTCTTTTTTATCTGATATTTCTTCAGGAGTTCCAGTAGGAATTTGTGTTCCTCCTAGTGTAGGTGAACTTGTTACACCTCCTGGTGTGTTACTTGCAGCTATAGATCCGTTAGGTGCTACAGTGCCAAATGTGTTTGCTGCTGTTCCAGTAGGTGCATTCGTTCCAGTAACATTGCTATTTCTTAAGAACGTATCTGGACGCTCAGGAGCATAACTGTCAGTTGATGCTTGTCCAGCTTCTGTTTTCTCAGGAGTGTATGCAGTTGGATTATAATTTTCGTGTTCGTACCAAGGTTCGTGATTTGGTCTACGTGTAGTTTGTAATGCTTGTGTAGGTGGAACTGGAAGCACTGGATTAGCAGCATCTGCTACTTCTGCGTCTGCTGCTACTGCTGCTGTTGCTGCTGCTGGTCCATTTAAATGTATTTCAGCGCCTGTTTGAGTTATATTAGCACTTGCTTTTAGATCTAACCCGCCGCCAGCTGCTGTTACTAACGCTGCTGTTCCTGCATGTATATCTGTTTGTTCTCCAGATGATAATTTAGTGTTAGTTGCAGACTTTACATCAATTGCAGCATCAGAGTTTACAATTAAATTACCTACGGCTTTTATATGATTATCTCCGTCAGTAGTAATTTTTAATCCTGCACAAGCATCTATATTCATATTACTAGTTGTACCTAAAAATAAATTGCCACTACTTTGCATAGTCATTTCGTCTTGTGCTAAAATAGTTGTACTTGATTCACTATATAAAGATACTGTGCTTTGTGCATTTGCGTTGAAACTTGTACCTGCACTAAATGCTGTATGTGTGCCTGTTTTAATATTACGTTGATCACCTGCTGATTCGTTATGATTTCTTCCTACAACAGTATTTAGATCTCGTATTGCTGTAAAGTTAATATCTCTATCTGCTGTAAAATTTAAATCTTGAGAGCTATGAATACTAATACTATCTTTTGCATAGATATCAATTTTTCCGTTTGCTGTTAATTCAATCCAACTATCACCACTACCGTGCGATATATAAATTAGATCTTCTGTATTGTGCAATAAAATTTGATGCCCTGTCCTTGTTCTAATTCTAGTAAGTTCGTTTGCAGGTAAAGTCTTATCTCCGCCTGATTCGCCGGCACGTTGATTGGTATACTCCATAGGCGTATCTTTAGCCGGTCCTCTGCGCAACTGGGTTTCGTCACCGTCGTCCATTACAAAACTAGAACCTCCTAAACGATTTACAGGTATTGTAGCTTTGTGGTCTTTATCGCCGTATCTAACCTTAGGAGAGCTAGGACGTTTATCTAAAGGTCCAGGAGTATTCCATCCATACACATTTGAAATAGCACCACGCCTAGCTGATGTTGAAGATAGTCCTCTAGTTTCGTCTTTATCTAATCCTTGATTAAACATTCGATTTGCATAATCTACATTTATAGGTTTATTAAATGCTGTTGGATGGTCTCCTCTTGTTTCCAGTAGCTTGTTAAATTCTCCCACTGGAAGTTTATCTCCTACAGTATTATAACCGGTTGTTGCCCTACCGTCAGGAACCATAAAATTCATATGTGTATCTTGCACACAGCCTATCCAGTAACCTTGATTCAATTTACCTTCTGCAAAAATAACTAATACCTTTGTTCCTATATCAGGTGGAACTGCCCAAAAGCCATAGCTTTTTTGTGTTGCATTGTATTGATCTTTTTTACCACTTCCGGCAAGCGGAGTAACTCCGTAAAACGGACTTAAATATTTTACAGTAACTATCTGTCCTGATTTTTCAGGACTATTACCAGCAGAACTACTTTTTAAAAGTTCAACTTCTAAACCACCGCCGTAATATGGATCAAGATGACTTACAATTAATGCTTCATAAGGACCAGCACTATTCAATTTTTCTGATGCTAAATTTTTATTACTACGTCTATCTTTCATTAGAATCCTCTTATAATGCCACGTTTGAGATCAGCTAATCTGTTATTTGTATTTTCTGTTCTTTGTGCTTTAATTTTCAGTACTTGTTCTTTAATTGTAGGATTATCCTGTGCAGTTGCTGCCGCCTGTGTTCCAGATGCATTTCCTGCATCGTCTAGAACACTATTTGCACCTTCATATTGTTTTGCTGCACTTTGTCCTGTAGAAGTGCCTTCTTGATTTATCCTACGAATACATTCTAATTCTTGTGTAAATTTTCCTCCAGCAAATCTCGACTGTACTTTAATAACTTTATAAAGACCGCTAAACGGTTCTACAGGAATAGTATCTTCTGGAAAATCCATTAGGCCCGTTTCGTCATTATAATCAATAGGTGTTCTAAAATTAAGTATAATATCAACTTCACTACGTTGATAATCCATTTGTCCATCTTGTGTAACATTAAGTGTACCTGGACGACTGTTATAATTTCCCATTCCGCTATCTGCTAGATAATAAGGGTCACCCATAATATTAAATGTAATTGTTACAAGATCTACTTTACTGTTTATAATACTATCATGGAAAGTTCTTGCAACTCTAGTAGCAACTGATTCAGCGCCACCGCCACCTATATTACCTGTACTGTGATTACCTATTCTACCAGACTTCCCTCCGTGCTGCCCAGACGGTCCGCCTTGACTGGGAGTTGCTTGTGATTCGCCAGTTGCACTTGTTCCTGTTTTTGTTGCAGTTACACTAGTTGATGATAATGCATCGCCATCTGCACTAAGCGCACTAAAAAATTGATTGTTTAAATTAATCTCAAAATCTAGTATATCATTATTAGCACCAGTATAGATATAATCGTATTGTTTATTAGCAAGGTCTACTAATCTATCAAACCCTGGAGCAGTTTGTGTAGGACTAGATATTGTTGCCATATGTACCTTATAAGGTACAACCTTATAAACATATACTTTAGGATTAGTACCAGTGCGTCTTTGTTCTTCAGAATCTGCTATAGGGTAAACTTCTGTTTCAATCTTAAACCAATCTACCATTCCATTTCTGTCATACTTTGGATCAGCAAACTTTTTACCGTAATCGCTTATAATAATTAGTTCTTCAATTATGTCTTGTATTTTAGAACCTTTAGGAAATGTATAAGTTCTTAAATCATGACTTACACTCATTTTATCATTTTCAAACAATAATGTTTCATCGTTATAAGTTAAACCTGCTTTGTTTAATGGATGATTTCCCGGTACGTCAATACTGTCTGCAAGAGTTGCTTGTCCGATAGCATTTATACTAGCTGCAACAGATTCTTTAAGTTTTCCAGATATATTAGACTTTTTTGCAATATACTGCTGCGAACTTTGTGTAACTACATTCCTGCTGTTTGCATTTAACGTCCCTATGCCTAAATCACCTATGTTGAATTTAGGAATAGCAGGAGCATTTCCGTTTTGTGTCAAATCATATATTGCACTTTGTATACCATTACTATCTCTAGACGAAGCTCCTGCTCCGCCGCTAGTAGAAGAAACATCATCAGGAAATATAATAACAAATTCGCTTGGTCTAGATCCTTGCCCTACATCAATTTGTTCTATAAACATATCATTAATTACTTTAGATAAACTTTGTTCACCCGATTCTAATATTTCATCTAATGTTTTTCCAGTCAATTCAACATCATTAGTCATAGTTTGTATCGAATTAACAAGACTTATTTCATTGTAAGGTACTGCTTGTACATCATACACAGTACCGCCACCTGTAACATTCATATCCATATTAACAAGTTTGAGCGGAAAAAATCGTTTGCCTGCACTGCCGATAAAATTGCCATCATCATCTTGCCCTAAAAATTCTAAAGTTAAAAGTAATGGTGTTTCTAAATAATTTCTATATTCCTCAGCAGCAGCAATCTGCAACGTTTGCAAAAATAATCCCATACTATACGGTTCCATTATTTTAAATGCAATATTAGTTGCATTAGTTGCCCGTTGAGCACCGGTAGGAGCAATAATTGCTTCAATATCTATATCATCAATATAGTATTCTATACGACCAGCACCTTCGTAAGCGGTGATAGCCTTTGTTGCAGCTAATCCACCTCCACTTTGTAATATTGTTTTAACTGTTTGTCCTGCTCTATAAGTTTTTTCAGGAAATGCCATTTGTGTACTAGACAGCACAGCTAAAGTAAATTTAAACGTACCATTAGCAAATTGTTCTAATTCATTAGGTGATTTTCTATTACTAGGTTTATTTGCAGAACTAATTAAAGGTAGACCGTACTCTCCATCATTAAATTCTCTTGCTGCTTGATTAAGATCATCTACCTTGCCTGCAACATACGCTTTGATAATATCTTCATTTGATGGCATGTTATAATCCTAAAACATTACGTAACGCTGGTCCATTTAGTAAGTAAATTTTTGTACCTGCTGTAAAATCAAACACAGGGTCTATTAATATATCCATATTGCGTTGCGCAAACACCCACCACAATTTATGATTTCCGTATATATGTTTTGCTGCTAAATCTGGACGTTGATGAAACACAGCTTCTATTGTATATAACACATCATTAGCTGTTTTTGGTACAGACCTGATTTCAAGGAAATCAAGATAATTTTCGGTATAACCAGTTAATGCATACGGACTAGCTTTATCATACGCCATTAAATAAATCCTCCACCATTTTTAAGGTAGCCGCCGTTAACAAACTTGTCAAGACTAAATGTCTCTACTTTACGTCTACTGTACTGTGGCATTAGCGTAAGTGCAATTTGACACTTTGTAGGTACAAAAGTTTTACCTCCACCTCCAAATGATGTTTCTATATAGTCAACATCAGATGGCAAGTCAACCATAAAAGTTGATAATACCACAGGAACATCGTTGAATACAAATTGTCCATAACCATTTAGTTTTAGGAGTGGGGGAGGATTACCTTGATTTGATGTTTCACCGTATGCCATTTTTGTTGAACTTCTTAAAAAGTGCATAACTGCAACCCAATACTCTGCATCTGCTTCTGTTTGTTGTACAAAATCACCAGTAATAGTCATTTGGTCAACTTGACTGTTTTGATATGCATAAAAAGGATAATTACTATGTACAGGATGCATTGCATCATAGTTTGCAGTATGGTTAACAATCACTGTAGGAGTATAAGGAAATACAACACCGCCAGTAACTTCTAATGGAGAAAGTATTCCGGAATAGGAACCTTTTCTATACCCGAGTTTTACACGCCAATCAGCATCATATCCAGACCAAACTGCGGTACTTGCAGTGCGTTCTGGTTCAACACCGTCTTTAGGTGCAGATGATTGAGGTCTAAATTTGTCAAGTTCGGTTTGAGCTGCTTGATATTCTTCTTTAGTTGCAGGTCGTCCGTTGACTTCATATTGCGGGTTAGCCATTAATATCTCCTATACAGTATTTAGTTGACAAAATTAAGTATGTATATTATAATATAACTAATATAACTGACAAGGATCATTATGAGAAGACAAAATTACCTTAACAATAAAGACATGCTAAAAGAAATACACAAATCTAAAGCAAGTTTTTGTAGCTACGTAGATAGCGAATATGCACAGTATGATATTATACTACCTAGCATAGAAAAAATAAATGTAAGAACTATTGCAGAAGCAAAACGTAATAAAGCAAAACGTTTAGGAACAGCTGATTATGAATCACGCAAATTAGCAGGCGAAAAAATTAAACAAGCTGAATGCGAAATTGATTATAGAAAAATTACAAAAGAAGAACTAATTTTTAGAATTATGACTTTTGATCATATTCCAGACGAGCCAGGACGAAAAAAGACGCCAAAGACAGTTGCTGACACAAAAACAAAACTTAACTTCCCCCCATTTCAACATTACAAATTTGATGAAAATGATATTTTAGTTTGTGTAGGCAAAAGTCATTGGCAAGGTGGTATGGAAAACGGATACTTCGATAAAACACACGGCAAAGCTACAAACGAGCTTGCTCGTATGTGGATGAAACTCTGTGACAGATATGGTACCAGAGGAAATGTTAGAGGATATACTTATAATGACGAAATGCGAGGACAAGCGATATTACAACTTGCTCAAATTGGTTTACAGTTTGATGAGTCAAAGTCCAACAATCCATTTGCTTATTACACAGCCGCCGTTACAAACTCATTTGTTAGAGTTATCAATATTGAAAAGCGAAATCAAAACATCCGAGATGATATCTTAGAACAGAACGGTTTAGATCCTAGTTATACTAGACAGCATTCAGGCGAATGGGAAGCTGCTGTAAAACGGGAACAAGGAATCAAATAAATCTCTTGACATTCAACTAAAACTCATATACAATAAGTTGAACATAAAAGGATTCTCATTTGTTTAAGAAAGCAGCAGTCTTTACAGACATTCACTTTGGTTTAAAAGGCAACAGTCGTATACATAATGACGATTGCGAAGCATTTATAGACTGGTATATAGAACAAGCAAAAGCAAACGGTTGTGAAACTGGTATCTTCTGCGGCGACTGGCATCACAATCGAAACAGTCTAAATCTTACAACCATGGATGCAACCATACGATGTATGCAAAAGCTAGGACAATCATTTGAAAAGTTTTACTTTTTTGATGGTAACCATGACTTATACTATAAAGACAAGCGTGATGTTAACTCAACGGCATTTGCACAATTTATACCAGGTATAACATTTATCGATGAAATCTATGAAGAAGGCGATGTTGCATTAGTTCCGTGGTTAGTAGGTGACGAATGGAAAAAAGTTTCTAAACTAAAATCAAAGTATTTGTTTGGTCATTTTGAACTTCCTAGTTTTTACATGAACGCTATGGTACAGATGCCTGATCACGGCGAACTACGTGCAGAACACTTTGAACATCAAGAATATGTGTTTAGTGGACACTTCCATAAACGGCAACAACAAGGTAAAGTACATTATTTAGGTAATGCATTTCCTCACAATTATGCTGATGCATGGGATGATGCAAGAGGTATGATGATTCTCGATAAAGAAAACGATGCTGAACCTGTATATATAAACTGGTCAGATTGTCCTAAGTATAGAACTACAACACTTAGTCGATTACTTGATCCTAATCAAGATATTATAAAAAATAATATGTATTTGCGTGTTACTATTGATGTGCCTATTTCATATGAAGAAGCAAGTTTTATAAAAGAAACTTATATTAGCACTTACAAGTGTAGAGAAATTACACTTATACCGCAAAAACAAATTGAAGAAATATCTACTGAACTAGACATATCAACATTTGAAAGTGTTGACGAAATTGTAAGCAAAGAAATTTCAGCTATTGATAGTGATAGCTTTAATAAGAAACTTTTATTGGACATCTACAACGAACTATGATACGTATTAAAGACTTAACCGTAAAAAACTTTATGAGTGTTGGCAATCAAACTCAAGCAGTTGACTTTGATAAAGAACAGCTAACACTTGTTCTAGGCGAAAACTTAGATCAAGGAGGTGACGATAGCGGTAGCCGAAATGGTACAGGTAAGACAACTATTATTAATGCGCTATCGTATGCATTATACGGCACTGCGTTAACTAATATCAAACGCAATAACTTAATAAACAAAACAAATTCAAAAGGCATGCTTGTTACATTGCATTTTGAAAAGGACGGACAAGATTATAGGATCGAACGAGGCCGATCTCCTAACGTACTCAAGTTTTATATAAACGATCAAGAACAGGAAATGGTTGACGAGTCACAAGGTGACAGCCGTAAGACCCAAGAATCAATTAATACTTTGCTGAATATGAGTCATGACATGTTTAAACATGTTGTTGCACTTAACACCTATACTGAGCCATTCCTTAGTATGCGACAAAATGATCAACGTGCTATTATTGAACAACTGTTAGGTATTACTATATTATCAGAAAAGGCAGAAGTTTTAAAAGAACAAGTACGTACAACCAAAGAAGCAATTACAGAAGAAACATTAAAAATTGAAGCTGTGCAATCTGCAAATAGTAAAATTGAAACTACAATTCAAAGTTTGAAAACTACACAAAAAGCGTGGATTTCAAAACGTAATACAGATATTGAAAAATATAATACTGCAATCGACGAATTAGAACACTTAGACATTGATTCTGAACTAGATGCACACGAAAAACTAACAAACTGGAATGAAAACAACACACAAATTTTGGCTCTTAGAAAAGAATTAAGCACACTAGAGCCTGCACTACAACGTGCCGATAAGAGTGTAGAAAAGGCACAAAAAGACATCTTAGAAATAGAAGATGCAATGTGCTATACATGTGGTCAAGAACTACATGCAGATAAAAAAGCTGAGATTGCAGAGCGTAAATCTAAAGAATTAGAAGATGCATTAGCATATCAAAAAGAAATTACTACTAAAGTAACAGACGTTGCTATTGATTTAGATACAATCGGTGATATTAACGGACGTCCAAATACGTTTTATGAGACTGCAAAAGAAGCATACGAACATAGACAAAATGTTGATAGTTTAAAGACAGCATTAAAAAATAAACAAGACGAAGTTGATCCGTATCAAACACAGATTGACGAACTTAATAATAGTGCTATACAAGAAATTAATTGGAATGTAGTAAACGATCTTACAAACTTAAAAGAACATCAAGAATTTTTACAAAAATTGCTTACAAACAAAGATTCATTTATTCGTAAAAAAATTATTGATCAAAACTTAGCGTATCTAAACAACAGGCTTACATATTATTTAGATAAATTAGGGTTACCGCATCAAGTATTATTTTTAAATGATTTGAATGTAGAAATTACACAGTTAGGACAAGACTTAGATTTTGACAATTTGTCAAGAGGCGAACGTAACAGACTAATACTTGGTATGAGTTTTGCGTTTAGAGATGTATGGGAATCTTTATATCAAAATATTAACTTGTTATTCATTGATGAGTTAATCGACAGCGGTATGGATACTGCTGGTGTTGAAGGTGCGTTATCTGTTCTTAAGAAAATGGGTAGAGAACGTAATAAAAATGTATATTTAATTTCTCATAAGGATGAATTAGTAGGACGAGTAAATCACGTTATGAAAGTTATAAAAGAAAACGGATTTACATCATACGAAAACGATATAGAAATTATAGAATGAGTGATGTACACGACAAATTAGTAGAAGCATACTTAAACTATTTCAGAGCTAACGAAAAGTTTGAAGCTAGGAACAGTGTAAGAACGCATAGAGAAAGCAGAAAGTTCTTGCGTGAAATACGGTCCTATGCTAAACTAAGAGCAGATGAGATACATGTAAAGCATAATACTACTAGAATTCGAAAAGGCAAATAAAATCTAGTCTTTGCTATAAGTAGCATATGCACTGGACTTACAAAGGCAAAAAAATTACAGTAATACCAGACGAGTATGAAGGATTCGTTTATCTAATAACGAATAAAAAAACTGGTCAAAAATACATAGGCAAAAAGCTCGCAAAATTTAAAACTACTAAGCCGCCACTTAAAGGCAAAAAGAATAAACGTAGAGGCTACAAAGAAAGCGACTGGCAAACTTATTGGGGATCCAGTGATAGGCTTAATGCAGACGTAGCATCACTAGGCGAAGACAAGTTTACAAGAGAAATATTATACCTATGTAAAGGTAGGGGCGAAATGTCCTACATAGAGGCAAGAGAACAGTTTGATAGGCGTGTACTTGAAACAGATGAATACTACAACGGTATCATTAATGTTAGAGTAGGCGGATCGGATAAACTAAGACAAGCATTATTGGAACACCATGTCAAGCAAAAAAAAGATACAACAAAGACTTGAACGACTTGAGCGCAGTAGACAAACTAAGCGACAACGCTGGATAGAACAAAGTGAAGAACTTAGAGAGAAGACTGCAAATTACAAAGGCAAAGATACAAATCTAAACCTTAGTGAAAGACAAATTGATTCTTGGACAACTAAAAAAACTGGTATATCACCTACTCAAGGCAGTAAAGCAGATAAAAAAGCAGGCAGAACTAAAGGTAGATACCTTAAAGGCAAGCTATAAGGCAAAGCATTCCAACACCTAAGGTTGGCGGGCCAGTTTATAATACCGCTGTGGAAAAAGCTCTCGTATAGAAGCACACGTACATATTGATTGACACACCAGAGTGTGGAAGCCACCAAACAAATTGGGCTCACTGGTTGATATAGATTGTTTTGTTGGCAGTCGAAAAACACAAACACAGTACATAAAAACTCTTTAGCAATAGGAACGAAGCGAGAGGTAATGTATTATAAACTGCACATTAACTCAGTTAATGTACGTTTTATGTTACATATGTCGACGTAGGTTGGGAAAGGTCAGAGCCCATTGTACTTTGTGTATAAACAATAACCTACTTCCAATGTCTCGGCTGGATAAGACTCACATGAAGCTATCTTTGAGATTAGGTGGAACCGTAACAGGTTCCGTCTGACCAAAACAATCTACATGAAACTTAAACATATCACATAAGTGATATGCTATTATTTTAATATGAAATGTGTTGAGTGCTAACGAAAACACAGTTGAACGTAGTTCAACTTACATTATATAAATACATTATGATAGTTGGAACAACTCTATGAAACTAAGTGAAGTCACATTAAGAAAAACACATCTCATATTTGAAGATGATGCTGATACTCGTATGCCCGAGATTGATACCACTGCTGAGCTTAATGGTAAGACATACAAATGGCGTGGGCAAATGTGGACTGAGGTTAATCCTACCGGTGGTAATGGAAGGCCAGCGCCATCTGGAGTTGGTACGCAGCTAACAGCACAATGGAGAACAAGTAATCCAGTTCCCCGAGGTGTATTTAAACTAACTCCTGGTGTACAACAAGTTAGTAACAACAGGTTTATGGTAACCTTGCCGGATACAACAACTGTAGTTGAAACTGATAGCCTAGCCAATGCAAACGCTATACAACAAAGAGTTGACGAACTAGATGGCAAAACTCCTAGACAAATTACAACAGCTATCGAAGCAGATACCAAAAGCGGTGCATTAAAGTCTACAAAGTTTACGAGAAGCTGGTCACTTGGCAGAGCTGTTCGAAACATGAATATTGCAGATTTCGAAAAGATGACAAGAGCAAGGAATAGTATTGTTGGAAAACTTCTTTCCAGTAGACTCTTTAGAATTGTTATAGGTTTTGCAGGCAATGCAGCTATGATAATAGGCATGTTTGCTGAAATTGAAAATGTACAGATAGAAATTGAAGAAGCTGAAGCAAACGGCGGTGACGTTCAGCGATTACAAGATATTAAAAGTATACTAGTAGGACAGGCAATAGCGGCCTTTGCCGCTCAAGTAATAGCAATGCTTGCAAGAACAAGAACTGTAAAACTGCTATTAACTCCATTAAGGGCTATAATTAGAGGCGGACAAGTAGCAACAGCACTTACCGGTGTTGGTGCACCTGCTGCATTTTTGAGTTTGATTGTTACTGAAGCATTGTGGATAGTAATACCATTGATTTTAAGTACGTCAAGTGTACAACGTTGGATAGCTGAAATCATTGTTGATAGTACATTCAAAGATATTTTTGTCAGTACAGGAAGAAGTGCAGTTGGAGTTGTAAATGCAGCTGATCAAATGCTTAATGGAAGATTTGGAACTGGAGCACTAGCTAAAGCATTAAACGGATTTGATCCAACTGAAACTGAAGGTGTTACAGGGGAGTACTACAGTGAGAGTGAATGGGCCAAGCTGGTTTTTGGCCCATTGTTGTTTCCACCAAACCAAGAAAGTATGCTAGTTCCTTATATACCTAGCAGTAGAAGAAACGTATTGTTAGCAGGCACAATGGATCTTAATCCTATGGATGCTGATGATGTAACAAATGATGGAGAAGATGACACAGTGGATACATCTCCATCAGCTGGTGCTAATCCTGAAACTTCTAGCGATCCTGGAATGCCTATAAATCCTGATGCTCAAGCAGGACCGCAATAACTAAATCAACGGCATCTTTGAGTTTTTGGTATTTTCAATATTGTCTTTTATAATACTGGTAATAATATCGTGATCTTCTAAGTCAGTATCGTAAAGTATTTGGTCAACTGAAATTCCGCCACGCATGTACCAACTAAGTCGATATGCGTTATCTTTTATTTGTTTGATATTATTTTCAAAATCTTTGGCTAACGAAAGTATATCAGAGTCTT